ATTTGGTATTTTTCTTAGGGGGTGGGTAGGCAGCGATGGTCTCAAAGATCAACATAAGTTTGAGCAGTATGGTATCAAGAATTTCCTCCAGGACAAGATAGAAAAATTGCCAGGAGTCAAAGGTTGCTTTCTTAGTCACTACGAATTGTGGAAAAAATGCCTAGATGAAGGCGAAACTTTTCTAATTCTTGAGCACGACGGAATTTTTATCAGAGAACTTCCTAAAGACATAGAGGATCATTTTGATCATGTACTAAATCTTGATCCTTATGATCAGTTCAGCGAGGACTACAACGAAAAAATTGAAAAAAGTCTGTCAATGCCGGTAAAAATACAAGAAGCCAAGACATATGATCATGACAAGGCAGGTATGTATCTTCGCGGTGCTTATGGTTATCTAATTAAACCTCAAGGTGCTGAAAGATTGATCAACTTTGCTCATGATAAAGGTGCGTTGCCCACTGACAAACACATAGGCACCGCAGTCGTTGACATAAAAACCACTTCTGTGCCTGTGGTTAGGCTACATAAATTTTTTAATATGAAAAATTTGAGAAAATTTAGTCTTACAAAAAACTTAGAGAAATTTACAATATGAATTACGAAAAAAAAATTTATAGTCAACACGGAGAAGATGGCATTATTGAGTTTTTAATCTCTAAATTAAAAAAATCAGAAAAAACTTTTTTAGAAATAGGTTATAGTGCAGGCTTACAAAATAATACACTAAACTTGTCAAAAAACCATGATTGGACAGGAGTTGGTTTTGATTACCGAAAACAAATCGTGGCTCCGCCGAAGGGCGTGACGGTTATTACAAAATGGTTAGACATAGATTCTATTGATTTTATTTTGAGTCAAAGCGGAACTGATATAGACTTTTATTCTATAGATATAGATAGTATTGATTTTTGGTTAACGGTAGGTTTATTAGACAAGGGGTTAAACCCGAAATTTGTTTGTGTAGAAATATGCGGAAGTGCTGGGCCTAATGTGTCAGTGGCTCCACCGATTAGAGAAGGGATCAGATATAATAAATTTTATATAAATGGTGCTTCAATAGCTGCTTGGAAGAAATTTTGGAATCACCGAGGATACGATTTTTTAACTGTAGATTCTAGCGGTATCAACGCATTTTTTTATAAAAAAGAATACTTTGACGATAGTATAGATACATACCCAACAATCGATTGGATCCAACCTAAAAAGTTTTTAGATTTTGAAGAATGGAAGAAAGTTTTTACTGCTCAGGCGACTTTAGAAGAATCTTCGATAACTGGCAATGAGAGATTATTTAAATGATTAAATTAAACGAATATTGGCATGTACCAGAAATCGACTTTATATCAGAAAAAGTAAAAAATTCTAACGAAGAATCAAATTACGAAATGGTGTTTAGAAAATTTGTTAAAGAAAATCATCCTAATAAAAATGTAATGATTGATATTGGAGCAAACATCGGAATTTACTCTAGATCATGCTCGTCGTTTTTTAAGGAAGTCCATGCGTTTGAACCGGTTGAAAAAATTTTTAATTGTTTGAAAAAAAATACCGAAAACTGTAATAATGTTTTTTTATATAAATGCGGTATAGGTACACGAGAAACAGATGCTAGATTCTTATATAATAAAAAGAATTGTGGAAACACAAAACAAATAACAGAATCAAACATAACAAATGAAAATATTTTTTTATCAGAAATATATCCACTTAATACATTTAAATTTGATGATGTTAATTATATTAAAATCGATGTAGAAGGATTTGAAATTCAAGTACTAAAAAACTCTAAAGAAATCATCGAAAGATTTATGCCATGGATACAGGTAGAAGTTAACACAGACTTAGCTGAAATTCAGAATGTAATAAAATCCTTCGGCAATTTCGATATTATTGACTTAAAAAATAAACATAACAAACTTTTTGTACCGACAACCGGAAAAAATATTTTAATATGAAGTATCAAATAATTACAGGAATGTCAAAAATCTATTTTGAAAGTATCGGACAACATATGATCGATTCTTGGCTTAGACATTGGCCTTCTAATTTTAATTTAAAAATTTATTCCGAAGACAATTTAAATATATCTAATAAAAGATTAGAAATAATATCGTTAGACAAGTTTGGTATAGAATATCATAATTTTCAAAACTCTAATATTGTTAAATTAAATGCTAGATCAAAAACATTCGCTAAAAAAGCATGGCCGATAATGTCACACTTAGAAAAGAATACTGGTAGATTAATATGGTTAGATGCTGATGTTATAACTCAAGATACTATCACAGAAGAATGGTTAGACTCTCTCTTACAGCCTAATGATTTTAGTTGCCACTTAGGGGTTCCTCAAGACCAATACTATTCTGTAGAGACCGGCTTTTTTATTATTAATTTAGAAAATAAATTTAAAGACGAATTTCTTAAAAAATACAAAGAAATTTATTATAACAGAGATTTTTCAAATATGAAAAAACCATTTGACGGTGATGTCTTTGGTCGAATAATAACTGAAATGAAGACTGATAAGAATTTTGTGTTTAATGATTTAAGTCCGTCTCTTGACAGTTTCAGTCCATTTAACAAAGTGTTTAAAAATAAAATGAAACACTACAAAGCAAAGAAAAAGCTATCTTTTATAAGTGATGATCATGCCGTCTAGTTCAAAAGAAGGAAAATCTGAAATCGTCGAATGGTGTCGTCAACTTTCTAATGTTGACAATATTTTAGACATAGGTGTAGGAAAAGGAACATATATACACCTCCTAAAAAAGAAAAAACTTTTTAGAGAATCATCCTGGTCTGGTATCGAAGTCTGGACACCCTATATAGAAAATTATAATCTTAAAGAATTCTATAACACGATCATAAACGAAGATGTTAGGAAAGTAAATTTTGACAAATTAAAATTTGATCTGGTTTTCATGGGAGATATTTTAGAACATATGACCAAGGAAGAGGCTATCCAGTTAGTTACAAAACTTTCTAATATATCAACTTATTGTGTTATTAGCATCCCTATCGTACATTATCCCCAAGGAGAAGCATTCAATAATCCTTTTGAAAAACACGTCAAAGACGATTGGAGTCATCAGGAAGTCTTAGAATCTTTTCCTAATATAATAAAGACTTTTCAAGGAAAAAAGATAGGTTGCTATCTATTGAAATTTAAATAAATTTTTTGATGTGTTGCCAGGCTTGGCCACTAGCCGCTTCTTCGTTGTTCCAGTGGCTCATAGCAATCTTCTCAACCCACTGCTGTCTTTCTGGCAGTATCGGAGTTTCTATCATTGAGAGATTATGATTACTTACTTCGAATGCTTGACTGACTCTAGGATTAGGATCTGTTACGAAAACCGGTATTCCTTCTATAGCAGCAGCTACCGCTGGGCTACTGTTATATGTGATAACTGACCAAGCATTCCTAAAATCATCGACTATAGAACTGTTTGAGCTCACAGTATATAAACCTTGTTTGTTGTTTGACATCGCAGTTTCCTTAGAACCTTTAGCACCTGGATGCGACCTAACAACTATCGGTCTATCAGAATATTTTCTGATCTCTGATATAGTGTTATTCAACCATTGATAGACATCTAGTCCGCCCATCGACCAACCCCCGGGCCTCTGCGTACATATCAATATATGATTTCCGTTGGTATGCCAATCTTTAAGACTTATACGTTGATCACGACTGATCTGTTTCCAACGATTGGGATCTACTTCGTCCCAGAAATAGTTAGCTGTTGTAGGAAACACTCCATCAAAGCTGTATCTTAGATATCTATCTTTATTCGTAGGATCTGAATAGTTGAACAGATTGCTATCAACTACCAGTGTATGTTTTCTTTTTATTTTTTGATGCTGTATGGCAGCTTTCCTGACTAGTAAATGCGGACTGTTGTCGCTGCCTTGATGTACCCATCCTTGGATGAAAGCAACATCACAGTCTATCATGGTCCTTGCCTGTTGTAGATATCCATCGTCGCCGGTTTTTTGAACGCCTGAAATAAATCGAGAGATTATTTCTCTTTTGTGTTGATTTTTAATACCCGGCGGTATTCCAGAAATATAACCAACTACCTTAATCATAGTCGTTGAACTTTTTTCCAGAATTCTTCAGTAACAGACACACACTCGTCTATAGCATATTCATATGTTTTTGTTTTGTCGATAGCATCAGCTATTTTTTCATTCTTTAACAATACATACGGTTTGTGTTTTAATAATTGGAATTTAGAACTCCACACATCAGTTAAAATCACACGCTTACCTAATAATGTTCCCCAATATACACCGTGGAAACTATTAGTTACGATGATATTCGCAGATCCTAATATTTCAATAGTTTGCTCTATATTACTACCTGTGTTCATAAATCTCGGCATAGGAATATCTCCGAAATCTTTAGTCAACTGCTTCTTGTGTTCAAACCAGATAATATCATTTTTAATTTCGTATTTTTTTCTTAATGCCGGATGCATACAACTAGCACAAGGTGCCCATTCATAAGTTTGTCCAAAATCTCTAATTCCTACGAGATCGAAATAATTGAGATATTCAGGATAGGTTATCAATGATGCTTTCTTAGAAGGATCATCGTTGTGTCCAGCACCCCAAATGATTTTTTTAGATTTATCGGAGGATAAACTTTTCAGTGTATGATTTACTAGATTAGAAAATTGTTCAGTGAATTGTCGATGAAGTTCTGAATTTTTCGGATCATTTAGCAGCCATGAATTTTTTCTAAATGTTGATAACTGAGCACGATCACCACCGCCTATGACTGATAAAAGTTTATCAAAATTACTGTTAGAAATTAGGCCACCTCCGCCTACGATTATCTTTGTATCAGGATTGATTTTAAAATCAACGGGCCATTCGTCTAAATCGATACTATGATATTGATCTTTAGTTAAAAAATATTGTAAAGGATCTGACGCCATGTCTCCTACATTATTTTTGTCTTTTCTATGTATTACTAGATATTTTATATCAGCCATTTAATATTCTCCACACACTGCCGTCTTTCATTTCATTGTAACTAAACTGACCATAGGCCAAATGACAACCCCAGGCAAATAATTTATCACTGTCAGGGTAATAGGGTTCTTCGATACGGCTCAGATCCTGTAAGCTCACTGGACTAGCAGCGTTACAAGGTGCTAGTGTAAACACTGGTATGCCGTGGAAGATGCTTTCTACAGCAGCTACGCTATTAAATGTGACTAGAGCAAATACATCGTTGTCGAGCGCCTGTTGTAGTGTGTCTGTGGTAATTCTATCTATTCTAAGTTTAGCACGTTCCCTGATTTGTACAGGTCGATCAGTGTATTGTTTAATCTTTTCTACAGTTTCTTTAACCCACATGTCTTTATCTATGCCATAAAATTTACAGGGTTTTTCATCGGGAGCAGCGATTAATATCTTACTGCCTGTCTTTTTCCAAGGTTGGAATTTTTTATTGAATCGTTGGAATCGATCAGCAGGTCTAGGAATTATGTCGCTGTGCTGTAGATTATTCTTGACTATGCGGTGCCATAATTTCCAACCGTTGGGATTAGATTTGGTTTTCTCGTTCCCGAAGTAGCCTGTGTCAACATAATAAAAATCTCGATGGTCTCTCCAACAATTTTTCATTATCTTGTCTTTGAGAATTCCTCTAAGGACGATTGGATCTTTACTATGCTCGTAGACAAAATCGTCGGTGTTAACTAATGTTCCTTTAGAACCTCGACAAAATTGATTGATGTATTCGTCTTGTCCGTTCTTACTTAAGAATATCATGCTGTTGGCAATGTTCCGTTAACACACGTTCTCTATGCCATTCGTTGGCAAAACTTCCTTGTGTGGCGAATTCATGGAAGCATGGAGTTCCTAACGTGTAGTGTACTAATTTAGCGTTAGGATTATAGTCATATTCGACATCTAGCCAATTCCACTCGGGAGGTAATTCACCGATGCGATCATCGTCTAACCAAGTGAATCTATGTAAATCTGCTCCTGTGGCTTTCATCACAAATTCTGGTGTTAACTTTCTATTAGGAAAACTATTACAGTTCCATAGTATAACACTTGACCAATTTTTTCTAGGATAGTCTTCATTTTTTGAACCTAGATACTTTACAGGCATTTTTGTTTTATAATCGTGCTTGACAACTTGTACATCCTTGCCCATTTGCCTAGCGTCCCATAATTCTGCGATATCGCCTCGAACTATCATGTCGCCGTCGATGAATATAGCATGTCCTGTCCAGTTCATAAGATAAGGAACTAGAAATCTAGTATAGATAAAATGATTACTACCGTCGGTATGTGTTTCTGTGTAATCTTTAAAAAGATTAAGTGCTACTGGTATGATGCTTACTGGCCTACTGGCATTTCTAATAATACTGTTTACACAGGTATGATATGCGATCGCTTCTCTAGGATCGTATCCAATAAAAATCGGTATCATGCTTCCCCCACTGATAAAATATAACTATCGTGTCTAAAATGTGTTACTTTTTTAAAATGATTTCTTAACAAACTATCAATGCTAGCTTCAGTAAATGCTCGCTGCCACTCGGGTTTTTTCTTTACAATCAACGATAATATAATAAATTTATCTGCGAAGTTTTTAATATTAGACAACGTAAAGTCGGGGTCTTTAAGATATTCTAAAACACCCAACAACAACCCTACATCAAACTTTTCATCTAATTTAAAATCTAAATTTAGATCTACATGTAAATCAGCAGTGTCAACAACATCAATACCTAAGTATCTAGATGGGTGACAAAAATCTAAAATTTCTTTGTTTCCACAACCGAAATCTATTATTGATATGTTATTATCAATATAATCTTTTACAAATAGATTCCGTTGACTCCAAGGATTTTTCATCTTCTTTCGATATCCTCTTCCTCACATCGTTCACCGTATTGTATCTCTATTACTTTTAACGGCATATCGGTAGGGTTATATAATTGATGCCACTCTCCGGGATTGATCGTTTCTGTCTTAAATGGTTTGATAGTTTCTTTACCAAATTCCCAATTATTGCCGGCTAACCCTTCAGCAACAAACCATAGTTCAGATCTATACTTGTGTCTTTGCATAGACAATGTCTTACCGGGGTCGACTGTGAGTTCTTTTACTTTTACATGCGGTCCTACAGTATGTAGTACACGATAATAACCCCAGGGCCGTTCTGTTTTAGGTGTTTTCCATTCTTGTAAAATCCACGAGCTGGAATTCATTTTGTCTGAACCCCCGACGCCAAACACAAACTCCAGATTGTCATCCACGATGTCCATTTCCGGAATATTCTTATCTGTTCGATCACCACCGTTGGCGAATACGATAGTCGAGTCTGGAAACATTCGACGGACATTTTTAATGGCTTCTTTTGCTGAACCGTCATTGTCATCGAACAAGATGACAGCATCTACACATTTGATATTTTCGATTATTTGAACACGTTCGTGACCGGGCATAAAGGCAGCACCTTTTTTACGTGCTAGCCATGCGTCGGAATTAACACCGACTATTAACTTGTCACCAAGTTCTTTAGCTGCCTTAAAATATGATATGTGTCCGGAATGGATGGGGTCAAAACCGCCTGTAACTAAGACTATTTTCATAGTCATATTTATAAGGGCAGTTTATTGGCTTTTAAAGATTAGATTGCCAATAAGAAGAATTCTTCAACCAGTTGTAGTAGATTTCAAAGCCTTCATCGATATCTATTTTTGGATCAAAATTGAAATCTCGTCGTGCTCTGGTAATGTCTAATGCTCCGCGACTAGGGAAATCAGCATCTTTATCGCGAACTTCAATAGATCCTTTGCCTACTAATTTTACAGCCAATTCGGCCGCGGCTAACAGTGTCTTACTATGGCTTTTTGTGATGTTGTAGGTGCCGTTGGCTGCTTTCTCGGAAAGTGTAGCGTTTACAAAACCATCTGCCGCATCATCAACATAAGTGAAGTCTAAGGTTTCATTACGACCGTTAACTTTTAATGTTTCGCCCCGCATGGCAGTCAATAAGAATTTAGATATGACCCTATCTTCTACGTCTAACGGACCATAAACCGCACTAGGTCTCAGGATCGTATGTTCGATACCATGTTTGCGTGTATAGTCTTTGAGCAACCATTCGCCAGCAAGTTTAAGGATGCCATATTGTCCCTGTGGACGGCAAACAGCATCTTCTGTGACATAATCTTTAAAGTCACCGTAGACCATACTGGAACTGGCATAGGTAAATCTACGAACACCGTGTTTAACCGCTGCTTCTAACAACACCAGTAGACCTGTGCTCATCACAGTACTGCCCCAACTTGGATTAGCGTTGACTACTTTTTGTCTAGGAAAACTAGCGAGGTGTATGATCGCTTCTATCTTATGATGGGGTAAGAGATAATCAAACATACTACCCTGTAAGATATCCATTTCGTGGATTTCGACATCGCTGATTAGTTTTTTACGCTCAGTGAGAAGGTAGTTTAATTCTGCTTCAGGGATTATTCCGTAATTAGTACAGTTATCATATACAATTACTGTATGTCCGAGTTTTTTTAGTTTTTGAACAATGTTGTGTCCTATTAGACCTAAACCACCGGTTACTAATATATTCATAGAGAAGCGTCTTCCATGCCTGCTACACGGAGTTTAACTATATTTGTCAGCTGCCACTGTTTCTGATCTAGTGCTTTGATAACACCTAACCATTTGTTTCTTAACAGAGCGAATTCGTTGATAATCATTTCAAAATCTACAACGTCGGCTTCGCCTTCAACAAACTTTTCACAGTCTCTTGAGCTTAGACTACGCTGATAATTTTCTAGATATTTGCGGAAATGTTGGCTACGAAGTCTACGTAGTTCAATATTGAGATATTCGAGAATCGCTTCAATCTCTTGTAGTTGATTAAAACGATTCTCGACTACGCCCGGCATTGATGCTGATACTTTTTCAATATTACCAAAAATCTTACATTCTATCTTAGCAGCCTGTAATTCTTTTTCATAGAATTCAGCCGCGTCAGGAATGTTACTAATATCTTTGCTAACCTTGTCGTACCAACTCACTCGTCATCCTCTTTATAGTCGTCGTATTCTTCGTACTCTGCTTCATCTTCAGCGTCTAGTGAATACTCGATAGCTTCGTCAAGATGAGGATCAATACCTAACATGCTACTCAGCACCGATTCCTTGATGCCGTAGTCCAAAAGAACATTAACAAAATCAAATGCTACATCCTTCTTTTGTTTCTCTGGGATGTGCTCGCTCATCACGTGCCAAAGATCGGCAATCAAATCTTCTTTCATTATACAGTCTCCGGTTGTGGTTCAACATTATTAGTTATCTCAGAATCTAATTTTACCGTACCTTTAGAAACTTCTTCCATAACTTTGTCGAGACACCCTTCTTCGTTTCGTTCCCACTCTTTGCGATAGAATTTAATGATCTCACCATCGGCGGTTACAAAACTTAATCTGTTACCGTCTTTCTTAAGCAGAGACTTTCCTTCAAACAAGTCGACCAGTCCACTATATGGATTCATACCTGTTTCGTAAGGAATTTTAACTTGTACTGATTCAAATGGTTTAGCGTAACGTGTTTTCATAATCTTACAGGCAGCACGAATGCCCTTGACTTCTGAAATCTTGTTGCCATCTTCGTCCTCTTTGAGCTTGAGCTTCTTCATAGCTACAACGATAGATGACGCATAGATAAAGCCTTGGCCGCCTGAAATTTTATCATCTGGATCAAACATGTCTTGGCTAGCGTATGTGTGATTAGTAGCGACTAATCCTACATTCCAACTACCAAACATATTAACACAGTTACGAACAAGTGCTGTCAGTGCTTTAGGCTTACGGCCCATGTCACCTTTCAAGTCACCGGCTTCAAACTGATTTACGTCGGTGGGAG